AACGGCCCAGCACCCATCCTCGCCTCAAGTAGGAATGATGCGGTACGACACCACTGCTGGTGCCTACTACGGCTATTCTGCGGGCTTATGGCGGCAGTTCTCGCTGTCTGGCGGCGTCACCCAAGTCGATACGGGAACGGGCCTGACAGGCGGGCCAATTACGGGTGTCGGAACAATTTCCATCGCCAACACAGCGGTCACTGCTGGCTCCTACGGCTCCTCCACGCAAGTGGGCACGTTTACGGTCAACGCCCAAGGCCAACTGACTGCCGCGTCCAATGTCTCCATCAGCGCCGCCTCTATTGGCGCGGTGACCTCAATCACCGGAACAGCGAACGAAATCACGGTGACGGGAACCACTACCGTAGGCTTGTCGCTCCCATCTGCTTTGACGTTCACGGCCAAGACCGTGACTGGTGGCGCGTTCAACATGACATCGGCCACCGTGGGGTCAGATACCGTTGCAACGCTCACAGCCAACCAGACGCTGACCAACAAGACCATCAGCGGCTCGTCCAACACCCTGAGCAACATCGCCAACGCCAGCCTGACCAACAGTTCATTGACGGTTGGAACCACGGCCATCAGCCTTGGCGCGACCAGCCTGACCCTTGGCGGATTGACATCGGTGGCCGTCACCCAAGACCCAACCTCTGCCCTGCAACTGGCGACCAAGCAGTATGTGGACGCGGTGGCGCAGAGCCTGAACGTCCACGCGGCCTGCGCTGCGGCCACGCCATCAAGCCTTGCCACGCTCACAGGCGGCACGGTGACCTACAACAACGGCTCCTCTGGCGTCGGCGCGACTTTGACCTTGTCGGTGGCCCTGACCACCTTGGATGGCTACACGCTGGTCAACGGTGACCGACTGCTCATCAAGAACGAAGTCACTTCGGCCAACAACGGCATCTACACATGGGCCACTGGCGGAACCGTCCTGACCCGCGCAACCGACTTCGACACCAACGTCGAAATAGCCAGCGGCGACTTCACGTTCGTGACCAACGGGACTCTGTACGCCAACACAGGATGGGTGCAGACCCTTCCCGTGACCACGGTGGGCACCAGCCCGATTTCTTTTACCCAGTTCTCTGGCGCAGGGGCGTACACCGCAGGCACTGGCCTGACCCTCGCAGGAACCCAGTTCAGCATCACCAACACGGCGGTCACCGCTGGCGCGTATGGCTCGGCCACGCAGGTCGGAACCTTCACCGTCAACGCGCAGGGCCAACTGACTCTGGCCGGGAACACCACGGTCACCCCGGCAGTTGGCTCCATCACGGGACTTGGCACTGGCGTGGCAACTGCGCTGGCCGTCAACGTAGGCTCTGCTGGCGCTATTGTGGTCAACGGCGGCGCTTTGGGAATCCCGAGCAGCGGAACTTTGACCAACGCAACAGGGTTGCCCATATCCACTGGCGTGTCCGGTCTGGGCACAGGGGTGGCAACAGCATTGGGCATCGCCATTGGCTCTGCTGGCGCACCAGTCACCTTCGATGGTGCTTTGGGAACCCCAAGCAGCGGCACGGTCACCAACTTGACTGGGACTGCATCAATTAACATCAACGGTACTGTTGGGGCCACCACGCCAACAACGGGCGCGTTCACTACTGTGACGGCCACAACTGGAATCTTTGGAGGTACTTTCTAATGGCTGCAACTGGCTACACCCCAATTTCGCTGTACTACAGCGCCACGGCGTCAGCGGTTCCGCTGGCCGCAAACCTTGTCGCTGGTGAGCTTGCGCTGAACACCAACGACGGTAAGCTGTATTACAAGAGCAGCGGCGGCTCCGTAACCGTACTGGCTGGCGCTGGAGGCACTGGTGTTGTTGCTGGCTCCAACACGCAGATTCAGTTCAACAACAGCGGTGTTTTTGGCGCATCGGCAAATCTGACATGGAGCGGGACAGCTTTAGCGGTAACGGGCACGGTGGCGGTGACTGGCGCATTGACCGCCACGCTGGACTCCACCTTCTCATCCACTGGCGCGGTGACCCTAAGCAAGGGAACGACTGCCCAGCAGCCGGGAAGCCCCGTTACGGGCATGTTGCGCTACAACACCACGACCAACCAGTTTGAGGGCTACAGCGGCGCGTCCCCTGCTTGGGCCTCTGTGGGCGGTGCAGCAATCAGCAACGACACCGCGACTGCCAGCTTTGAGTACCCCTTGTTTGCGGCAGCTACCAGCGGCACTGCGCTGACGGTTTACACCAGCAACGCCAAGTTCCTGTACAAGCCCTCCACGGGCGAACTGCAAGCGTCTGAGGTCACGGCAAGCAACGGCCTCCTGCTGAACGCTACAACGGTGGCTGCCAGCTACACTATCGGCACGGGCTACAACGCCATGTCTGTTGGGCCTGTCACCGTGGCATCGGGGCAGTCTGTTACGGTTTCCAGCGGTCAACGCTGGCTCGTGTTTTAAGGATAAATCATGGCATCATCTATAAGCGCTGGAACCACATCCAGCACCGCGCTGGTCTGCACAGCAGACACCACAGGCGCGTTGGTATTGCAGACCAACAACGGCACGACTGCGCTAACACTGGATACCTCTCAGAACGCTACGTTTGCTGGCACATTGACTTCCACTGGCTATGCCAACCTGCCCAACACCTTTGGCTTCAAGAACCGCATCATCAACGGCGCGATGGTGATTGACCAGCGTAATGCTGGGGCGAGTGTCACTCCTACAAACAACCAATATACGCTTGATAGGTGGACAGAATCTTTAGCGCAAACATCAAAACTTACTATCCAGCAAAGTACAACTGCGCCAACAGGATTTGCAAATTCACTGCTTGTTACTTCATCTTCCGCATACTCTGTACTCACGGGAGATAATTTTAATGTGTTGCAATGGATTGAAGGATATAACACCGCAGATTTGGCATGGGGAACTGCATCGGCAGCAACTGTCACATTGTCTTTTTGGGTGCGTAGTTCTTTGACTGGAACTTTTGGTGGGTCAATAGTAAACAACAACCAAAACTATTCCTATCCATTCAGCTACACAATTTCTGCTGCCAATACGTTTGAGTACAAAACAATCACTATTGCTGGGCCAACTGCTGGCACTTGGTCTAACACAACGACTACTAGGAACATCGGTGTTTGGATTGGCTTGGGCGCTGGAGCGTCAGCTAGTGGCACAGCAGGAGCGTGGGCAGCAACTGGCTATTACAACGCCACAGGCGCAACCAGCGTAGTCGGTACAAACGGAGCCACGTTCTACATCACAGGCGTACAGCTAGAAAAAGGCAGCACCGCCACATCGTTTGATTACCGCCCATTTGGGACTGAGTTGTTGTTATGTGAGCGTTATTACCAAATAATAGATGGGTTTGCGGGCATTGGAAATTCTGGAGGAACGACTGTTTCTGCTGTTGCAATATTTCCAGTAACAATGAGAACATCGCCAAGTATTGGAACAACTGCCGCACTAAGAATTACAGACCCTAGCGTTGCTGATTTTTCGCAATCATCTGGTAATGCTTCTATTGCTTCAAGTAGAGTTTCTTCTAGTGGTATTCAGGCAACTTTAGGAAACTTTACTGGCATTACACAGAGGTATGGTTACCAACACAATATTGGCAGTAATTCAATTACTTTGTCTTCGGAGTTATAAGATGTACAAGCAATATAAAGACCCTGACGGTTCATTAAACCAACATGCAATCATTCGCATAAGTGATGGTGCTTGCATCCCTTTTGACCCCGCCAACACCCGACTACCAGCAATACCTAGAATGGCTTGCTGAAGGCAACACACCACAACCAGCGGACGAACAAGCATGACCACAACAATCAACGCCAGCAATAGCGGTAGTGGCGGTTAATCCAGACCGCAGATGCTTCGGGAGTCCTTGCCCTGCAAACGGCAGGAACGACTGCCATCAGTATCAGCACGGGTCAAGTCGTTACCCTCACCAATGCGCTATCGCCAGCATCTGGCGGCACGGGTGGCGGCAGCTTCACTGCGAACAGCGTGTTGCTGGGTAATGGAACAAGCGCATTCCAGACTGTGGCTCCAAGCACATCGGGCAATGTGCTGACCAGCAACGGCACGACATGGACGAGCGCTGCCGCAGGCGGATTTGGGGTCGGGCAAACCCTTACAAACTACACTTCTTCGGGGCGGACAATCGGAACCACTTACACCAATTCAACCGGAAAACCGATTGCCGTTATGTTTGCCCCCGTTGCCTCGGGCAATTTATTTGCGGCGGCGACCATAGACGGAAATCAGGTGGAGTTTCAACAGTTCACTACGGGGCAAGGCGGCGGGTGCGCGGCGTTTTTTATCATGGTTCCGAACGGCTCTACTTACTCTATGAACAATCTCGGAAATGCGGGAACAATCAACAATTGGTACGAGTGGAGATAAGCATGAAACACTACAAAGACAGCAACGACAATGTTTACGCCTACGAAGAAGACGGGTCGCAAGACCATCTCATCGGGGACAAGGTCGGCATTACTGACGAGGAGGCCGACAGTTTGAATACGGCAAAGTATCTGCGGACATTAACTGCGTATGACTACTCCAAAAAACGGGTGCTTGAGTACCCGCCCATGACCGACTACCTTGACGGCGTAGTGAAGGGTGACCAAGCGCAGATTGACAAGTACATCGCTGACTGCCAAGCGGTCAAAGCCAAATATCCAAAGGTGTAACCATGACCCTCATTCTCAACGGCACAGACAACAGCGCCACCACCCCAGCGGTGACTGGCACTGATACCGACACGGGCATCTACTACCCAACGTCCAACCAAGTTGCCATCTCCACCGCAGGCACACAGGCCATGCTGGTGAATGCAAGCCAGAACGTGGGCATTGGTACTGCTACTCCGGTTCGGAAATTAACTGTATCAACTGCGGGCACAGCGGAGTTTGTTCTCCAAGATACTTCGCAAGCGGCGGATTCTAGGAATTGGCGTATTTTTAACGCTGGAAATACGTTGTACTTTGGTACGTTGAATGATGCGGGGACTGCTGGTACTGATGCTGTAAAGATTACTTCGGGTGCAAATCTCCAATTTAACTCAGGCTATGGCTCTGTTGCCACTGCATATGGTTGCCGCGCTTGGTGTCAATATAACAACTCTCAGGCAATTGTTGGCTCTGCAAATATCAGCAGTATTACCGTCAATGGGACAGGGGATATACGTCTAAACTTTGCGACGGCTATGCCTGATGGGAATTTTTCTGCTGTTGCATCGACTAATGAAGACGGCGGCACGGCCAAATTTTGTAATCCAACGCAACCATCGACAACTTCTATTCGTGTTGTTACTTATAATATTGTTGGCGCAACAACTAACAATACTTACAATTTTGTTGCCGTATTTAGATAAGGAATAGAAATGTCACAACTAATTATTTATCAATCTGAAACAGGTAATGCCATACTGGTAGTCCCTGCGCCCAACTGCGGTATTTCGGTTGAAGAGATTGCCCGTAAAGATGTGCCAGCGGGCTTGCCTTATAACATCGTGGACGCAGCGCAAATCCCAACAGACCGCACCTTTTACGAAGCGTGGGAAGCTGATTTCACCAACCCAACAGGGCATGGCATCGGCGCACACGCATGGTTTGCAGAGCAAGCAGCTAAGGAGCAAGCATGATTACCATCAACATGGACAAGGCCAAGGCCATTACCAAAGCTCGTTTGCGCCAAGAGCGTGAGCCATTGCTTGCCGCGCAGGACGTAGCGTTCCAGCGGGCATTGGAGTCCAGCGCAGACACCTCCGCAATCGTGGCTGAGAAGCAGCGCTTACGCGACATCACCAAGTTGGCTGATGCAGCCACAACCACCGACGAACTCAAATCCATAGCACCATGAACGACAAAATCACCGTATCCACCCAGCTTCTGAACGCCATCCTTGGCTACCTTGGCAACAAGCCGTACCAAGAGGTGTTCCAGTTGGTCGAGGCCATCCAAAAAGAAGCCAAGCAAGCGGCTGAACCCGCACCGGAGTAGTCATGGAGAACCAGCAGCTATTCAACATCGTCGTGGTGATTGCCGGGTTTCTGGCCGTTTACGTCCTGAACAGCATGACCCGGCAGATTCAGAAGCTCGAAGACAAGGTCAACGCAATGCCGACCACCTACGTCATCAAGGGCGACTACCGCGAGGACATCGCAGAGGTCAAGACCATCCTAAAACAGATTTTTGACAAGCTGGACAGCAAGGCCGATAAATGATTGACCCCTTTACCGCGTTTGCAGCTGCGCAAGCGGCGGTAAAAGGAATCCAAGCAGCTATCAAGCTGGGCAAGGATGTTCAGGGTATTGCGTCTGACTTGGGCAAGTTTTTTGAAGCCAAGGACGTTGTCCAACAGGCGGCGAACAACCCCAAGAAGTTCAAGTCGGATACAGCGCAGGCGTTAGAAACGGTGATGCAGGCCAAGCAGCTTGCGGAGGCCGAGACTGAATTGAAGAACCTGCTTATCTGGTCAGGCAATGCGGATGTATGGGAAGGCGTGCTGCTAGAGCGGAACAACATCATCCAGCGGCGTAAGAAGTCAGAGATGGAAGCGGCGCTGGCAAAGGCCAAAAAACGCCAGCAGATAATGGAAGCCCTGAGTATGGCTTTCTGGATTTCGGTGTTCTTGGCTGCAATCGGCCTGAGTTATTTTTTCACAACGCTATTTTTGGAGAGACGCGCATGATTCCAATTCTAGGTGCATTACTAGATACGCTCGCTGAAAACGGGCTCGGACTGTTGTCCAGTGCTATTCAAGCCAAAGGTAAAGAGGTAGTTGAGAACACGCTGGGCGTGAAGATTCCCGATAACCCCACCCCTGAAGATGTCGCCAAGCTGCGCCAACTCCAATACGATCATGAAGAGCGTCTAATTGAGCTGGGCATCGAGAAGGCCAAGATGGAATTGGCCGAGATGGAGTTATACGCAAAGGCCGCTCAGAGCGATGCCGACAACGTCACAGACCGGTGGAAATCAGATATGTCGTCGGACTCTTGGCTATCCAAGAACATCCGGCCTATGAGCTTGATCGCCATTTTTGTGGGCTACTTCTTGTTCACCATGATGTCGGCATTCGGATATAGCCCGCAAGAAAGCTTTGTAAGCCTCCTAGGAACATGGGGCCAGATTGTGTTCTTGGCTTACTTTGGTGGGCGCACTGTGGAGAAGCTAGCCGAAATAAGGAGCAATAAATGAGCCTAGTAGTCGAACAAGCCGCATTCCTTTTGGATGTGTGCAAGCTGGTTGAATACGCGACTAATCGGGGTTTTGTGGTTACCGGTGGCGAGCTTGCCCGAACCCCCGAGCAGCAGGCCATCTACTTCAAGACAGGCCGCAGCAAGACCATGAACTCCATTCACTTGAAACGGTGCGCTATCGACTTCAACTTTTTCAAGGACGGGCAGATCATCTGGGACAAGGCGGTTCTCGCCCCTCTCGGCGCGTACTGGGAAAGTCTGAATCCCAAAAACCGCTGGGGTGGGAATTTCCGTTCGCTGGTGGACTGTCCGCACTTTGAGCGAAACGTATGACGGCTTGACCGAAGGGGTTCGGTGTGGTAGAATATATATTTCGCTCCGACTGTGAGGTGATGGCATGACGACCGCTGCGGTAATGACGTACGACAGTTTGGTCGAGAATGTGCAGTCTTACCTCGAACGCTCCGACACCGGAACCATCGAGAAGATTCCGCTTTTTATCATGCTTTGCGAGCAGACGCTCGCGGCAGACATCAAATTCCTCGGTAATCTGACGGTCAATACCAGTACCATGGTCACCGGGGAAGCCACGATTACCAAACCGGCACGGTGGCACAAGACCGTGTCCATGAATGTCACCGTAAGCGGCACGCGCACCCCGGTGCTCCTCAGGAAGTATGAGTACCTGCGCGAGTATTGGCCGAATCCGACGCTGACCAGCGTGCCCGAATTCTACTGCGATTACGACTATAACCACTGGCTGGTGGCTCCCACCCCGGCGGCGGCGTACAATTTCGAAGTGCTGTACTACGAGCGCTTGCAACCGCTGGACTCCAGCAATCAGACCAACTGGTTTACGATTTACGCGCCTCAAGCGATGCTCTACGGCACATTGCTGCAGTCGGCCCCCTTTCTGAAGAACGACCAGCGTCTTCCGATGTGGAAATCTCAGTACGACGGTATCATTCAGACGCTTAAATCGGAAGACCTAACTCGAATCGGAGACCGTCAAGCGACGGTGCTTGACACATGAGCAGCTTCAACAGTCCTTTCACCGGTGACGTCATCCAGCCTACCGACGTCTCTTACCGTGCCATCACCCTCACCGCGACGACGCAGCTCTCGTGGCCTATTAACGGCAACGCGACGGACAACTACGCGGCTCGGATCATGGAGGTGTACCTCACCAACACCGCCTATGACCTGTACATGCCACCGGCGAACCAGACCTCGGTCGGCACGGATGCGCTTATCCGCAACACCGGGACGGTAGCACTCGACGTCAAAGACTACCTTGGCGTAAACACCATCGTAACCATCAGTCCCGGGCAAGCGCAATACATCTACGTTACTACCAACGCCACGACCTCCGGGACGTGGGGCATCATCGCGTTCGGCATCGGGTCATCCGGCGCTGACGCGGCCACGTTGGCCGGGTACGGGTTGGTGGCGATCACGACGACGCTGAATCAGTCGCAGCCGGTGAGCACCATCAGCACGAATTACACCGCGCTCACATCCGATCGGGCAGCGGTCTACGCTTGGACCGGGGGTGCGGGTACTCTTACCCTGTCTGCGGCCACCACCCTTACTAATAGCTGGTTCATGATGGTGCGAAATTCCGGCACCGGAACACTCGCTATCGCAACAACTGGCGGTGACCTGATAAACGGGTCCGCGACCATATCGCTGCAGCCCGCAGATTCGTGCATTATCTGCTGTTCAGGCACTGCGTTTTACACCGTCGGATTGGGTCAGGTATCGAACTTTAACTTTACCCAACTCACCTATCCGGTCACGTCCGGTTCTTATACACTCACCAGTGCCGATGCCGCGAACGTCATTCAAAAATATACTGGTGTTCTGACCGGGAACGTTACCATCATCGTCCCGCAAACGGTGCAGGTATACTATATTCAAAATGCGACCACGACTTCCGGCGCGTATACTGTTACCATAACTACGGGGGTCTCCGGTTCTTCCAGTGCTACGATAGCTTCGAATCAACAAGCCACACTGATCTGTGATTCCGTTAACCTAGTTAACGCTAATACGGTGTTGGCTGGTTCCACCTCCATCGGACTCATCAACGGCACTGTGGGAGCACCCGCTCTGTACTATAGCTCGGAGCCCACTACGGGACTGTATCGGGCGGGATCTGGGCAGTTTAACATTGCTATTCTTGGTGCTAATCTGTTCACGCTCTCCGCATCTGGTCTATCAATACCCGGCACGGGTAATTTTACCAGCGGTATCTCGGGCGGCACTTTTGTATGAGCCTTAAAGTATTCGCGATTGACACCTTAGCTGGTATTCAGCGCGATGGTACTGTATTCGACAAGAACTTCTATACCGACGGAAGATGGGTGCGGTTTCAACGCGGTCGTCCAAGGAAGATCGGCGGCTTCAGAGAAATATCGGGCGTGTTGAATGGTCCTAGTCGCGGCATTTGGGTAAACCCCATAAACGATTACACGGTGGTGTACAACGGGTACAGCTCCGGTTTGCAATCGGTGACGCTCGATGCGAACGGCGTGGGGTCCAGCCCAACCAGCTATACGCTCAGCGGGTTCACCGCCAGTGACAATAACCTGTGGCAGTTCGACGGATTTTACGATTCATTTAACGGTGGTGTGGCCAACATTCTGGCTCACCCCGGTCAAGATCTCAACGCAATCGCCAGCACTATCAACACCCCGGTCCTGATCGGGTCCACATCAGGCACGTCGTTATCCCCCATCGGGGTATTTACCATAGCGGCGACGCTGGCTTCGACGACCGTGGTTACTGTGGTGTCCACTGCTCAAATAGGAGCCGGTCAATCAGTGAGCGGTACTGGGATACCTACCGGGACCACGGTGGTGTCAGTCACCAACGCCACCACTTTTGTTATATCCGTCGCCGCCACTCTCACAGGTTCTTCTACTCTTACCATTGACAACGGCATCTCCGTGTCGGGGGGCGTGGTCGCCTTGCACCCCTACGTCTTTGTGTACGGTAACAATGGTTTTATCAAGAATTGTGCTGCTGGCAACCCAAATGACTGGGTCAGTGCCGATGCCAATGAGACCAATGTGGCAACGGGTAAGATAGTTCAAGGGTTCGCTGTTCGTGGCGGCTCCAACGCCCCGTCGGGCCTTTTTTGGGCCACCGATTCTCTGATTCGAGCGTCGTATATTGGGGGTCAAGGCACTCCGGCTCAATACTGGCGGTACGACATCATCAGTAACGGCACGACCATTATGTCAAGTCAGTCCGTCGTCGAATATGACGGCATCTACTTTTGGGTCGGCGTTGATCGATTCTTGCTCTACAACGGCGTCGTTAAAGAAATTCCTAACGACATGAATCAGAATTACTTTTTTGATAATGTCAATTACGCTCAACGTCAGAAGGTGTGGGGTACGAAGGTAACACGGTTCGGCGAGATCTGGTGGTTCTTCCCGTCTGGGGACTCCACCGAGTGCAACGATGTGATCATCTACAATGTGCGCGAGAATGTGTGGTATGATGCTGGGACCGCCGTCGGTTCTCAGCGGTCAGCGGGGTACTACTCGCAGGTATTTCACTACCCGGTGTGTGCCGGGTGGGAGACGACCACGCAGACGACTGTGTTCTCGGTGTCCAGCTCTGTGACGTCCGGCAGCACCAAGCTGTATTATAGCGCGGTGAACGCTGACGCCCAAATCGGGCAGCTCATCACCGGGACCGGGATCGCGGCGAACACTACAGTGTCCACACTCACTACTAACGGGTTGCAAACACTTGGCGCTATAACCGGCGGTTCGGCGTACACCAACGGCACCTATTCCGGCGTCGCCCTTACGGGTGGAAGCGGATTCGGCGCTACCGCTGATATCACCGTGTCCGGTGGCGCGGTCACTGCAGTCGCGCTGGTCAACAGGGGCGCTGGCTACACATTGGTGGACGCGCTCAGCGCTACCGCCGCGACCATCGGCGGCACTGGGGCCGGATTCTCGGTGGCCGTGTCCGCGCTGTGGGCGCAGACTATTACGATGAGTGCTGCGGCGACATCGACTGGTACGTATACGCTGGCGTTTGGAGCAGTGCCGGGGCTTATCAGCCTGTGGCAACACGAGTACGGCACTAACGCCATCCAAGGGCAGTCCGAGACCGCTATCGAGAGCTATTTCGAAACCAGCGATCTTGGCGTCGTGGCCGGTGGTCCGGCACAGCCATCAATGATCGGCGACAATGTGTGGCTGCATATCGACCGCGTAGAGCCCGACTTCGTCCAAACGGGTGAGATGGAGATGTATATCGTCGGCCGCCCGTTCGCTCAAGCCGAAGACGTGACCAGCGGTCCGTATACGTTTAGCCCGACTACTGGTAAAATCGACGTTCGCGAGCAACGCCGCGAGCTTCGTCTTAAATTTCGCAGCAACGTACTCAATGGTGACTATCAACTCGGCAGGATGCTGCTCAACGCGGACACAGGCGACGTGAGGCCATATGGCTCTTAACCCCGCGCTCATTTACGACCCTCGGTTTCACACGTTCGAGTCGTGGGCGTCACTCATGTGCGAGCAATACGCCGCGCAAAATCTTGTTATTCCTGATAAGTACACCGATTGGAAAGAATGGGGCGATGGGTTGGGCTCTATTGATGTGTTCACCAATGAGGCTATTCCACGGACCGATCAGTACGAAGACTGGGCAGACTGGGCCGAGGCGATGGTCAACGCCGTTAACCCCTACACCGCGTCAACGGGATGACAGTCGTAGCTAAAGTACCCTTTTCTAGCGTCCACCAGACATGGCCGCTAGTGGAGCGATATTTTGCTGCCGTTGAGCCGCATACTAAAGGCGACTACACGTTGGATCAAATCCGAATGAAGCTGGGTATTGGCGATTGGTGGCTCATCACAGTGACTGAAGGCGAAACAATTGTCGGTTCGCTGTCGATGGTTTACGAGAACCGGGCTAATTCCCGGGTGGCGTTTATCACCTGTTTGGCTGGTGACGGTATGACCACCGAGGATAATTGGGTACAACTGCAAGACATTTGTAAGAAAGACGGGGCCACCATGATCGAAGCGGCAATGCGTCCGTCCACTTTTCGACTCTGGTCACGACTGGGGTTTCAAGAGAAATACCTCATCGCGGAGGTTAAGCTGTGAACATCCTTGAGCAAAAGCGCAAGTTGCTAGGCCACTGCTACATGGGTGGCGGCGGCAGCAGCGGTAGTGGTGGTGGGGGCAGGGGCGCGAACGACGGCAACGCTGGTGAAGCGGAAGCTCGAGCTTATGCAGCACCGGCTCCGACCTCCTACGGTCCCGGAGCGCGAGATCCTGCTCAACAGCAGCAAGCCGCCGCTGAAGCCGCTAACACCGCCGCGCAAGCCGAATCCGCAAGACAAGCCGAGTCCGCCGCACAAGCCGAATCCGCAAGACAAGCCGAGTCGGCTAGGCGAGTCGATGCTGACAGAGCTGCACAGCAAGCCGAAGCCAACAGGATTGCACAGCAGGATGAGGCTAGCAGGTGGGCGGCTGCGAGAATAGCGGAGGCCGAAGCGGCTTTCGCACCAGCCCCTGCTGAAGCGGCTCCCGCTCCTGCTGCTGAAACTGCGCCCGCACCTGCCCCTTCTCCTCTCGCGGCGATGTCTGAAGGTTTCAAAACGACCCCCGAAAACGCTAACGCGCTGGCGGATCAAGCGACGGTGCGTGATTTTCTGAGTCGAGTAGAGGCAGATAAACAATTCGCATTATCCAAGCCGGGCGAACAATACAACGTCAACGACCCGAATGTCGGCACGAATCTGACCAACGCCGCACTGGCCGCAGTCGATTCTGGGTTGAATAGTCAGACTATTCAAATGTCCGGTGGAAAAAACGCCGGCCCAAAAGATGTTACTACCTACACCACTAATATTCCGATCGCGCGATTCCTCGGTTACACAGGCGATCCCGGTAACTCGGCTCTTAGCTATGGGGAGGCCCAGCAGTTAAGAGACTTAAAATTAGGGAATCTCACCGGCGTAAATCTCAATAACATGCCGGGTACGGGATTGTCCGTAATGGGTGGTGACGGCATTCCTATACCGGGTCTGACGTATAACGAGCCCGGGCAAACTGCGGATAGCATAGTAGCCGCCACCGATGCGGCAAGAGTCGCTGAAAGAGTATTTAACGCCGTTAAGCATTTCATACCCGGCTACGGCATGGTAACGCTGGCTGCTGATTTACTATCCGGCAAGAAGACTCTCGGTGATTTAGTGGTCAGCATAGGTGTGAATAAACTAGCGCCCATGCTGGGTACGACTCCCGCTGCTCTAACGTCGCTTGCTAACGGTAACTTCGCGGATGCCATTACCGGCCAATTGATGGGTTACGCCGTAAAGGACATATCCAAGACATACGGAATTGACCCAAGATTAGCCACCATAGGACTTGGTGAACTGGGTGTCCCTCAAACCGTTAATAAAGCACTGAGTGCAGGCAATTTGAATCTCGGAACCACGCGCGCTATAGCCAACGCCATACAAAGTCCTATCAGTGCTGCCGCTAATTATGTCGGTGCTAATATCGGTAGTGGTGGATCTTCTGGCGAAACCGCCAGCTACGGTGATACTTTAGGCGATCAAATCGATCGGGCTACGGGGAATAGCGGTTCCTCCAGTGCCCCGGCTGCCCCGGTCTCTCCAGCATCTGCCGTCCCAGCCGCGTCGCCCGCCACCACTCCGTCGTCACCCCTCAGCACCTTGTCAATACCGGCGATTAAAAGTGCCGGTTCGAGCACGGGCAGCAGCTCTTCCGGAGCGCTCAGTGACTCCGGTGCGGCGACCACCAGCACTCCCGCTAATTCAGCACTCAAAGAATCCTATGTGGGAGGAACGGGTAAAACTAAAAGTACGGACAAAGATATGAAAACCATGGTCGACCCCCTTAGCGCTGCCTCCTCCTCCGTGATTAAAGACGAGAGTGCAGAAGACACTACAGTAGCAAAGACCGACCCATTTAAATACGATTTCTATGCCTACGGCGACGTGCCGGACATTTCGGCGAACTTGCAGGTCAAGAACGGCGGCTCAATATCCAGCCCTCTCGTCGAGGCGAACCGCGTCGTGCACAAAGCTTCCGGTGGTGGTATAATGGCGACACCTTTGATGGCGGCGGCAGGTGGGGACGTCCCGCACAAAGGGTCGCACTACGTTCAAGGAGCCGGGGGTGGGCAGGATGACCTGATCGACGCACGACTGGCCGACGGGGAGTACGTATTCGATGCAGACATTGTCGCGGCGTTAGGCGACGGTTCGAACAAAGAAGGCGCGAAGAAGTTAGACTCGATGAGAGAAGCGATTCGAAAACACAAGCGGTCAGCTCCGGCGAACAAGATCCCGCCGAAGGCTAAATCGCCATTAGCGTACATGAGAGGTTAATATGCCAGGATTAATGCAGGGTGATCCCCTACCGAATATTACCACGACTAAGTCCACGGCCACTTCGGCCCCGGATTGGTACACCGCGTACCTTAAGAATCTTGCGGACACCGGCACTACGTCGATGCAACGCACACCCGAGCAATCGGTTGCTGGGTTCTCTCCTTTGCAGGCCGGAGCCATTGCCGCTACCCCAGCAGCGGGTGCATCTTACCAGCCGTTCCTAGGCAAAGCGAATACTTATCTGGGCAGCGCCGCCGGGTCTGCAGCCGATACGGTGCAGAACTTCATGAATCCATACGAGAGTAATGTGATTCAAGGCATCCGCGACACCGGCGAGCGCAACATCCGCAACAATGTAGCTCCAATGGCTGCTGCTCGTGGCGTGACCGCCGGTGACTTCGGGTCCAAACGGAGTCAAGAGATATACGGCCAGACGATGGCTGACGCGCAGAGAGACCTGACCAACACCGAGGCTCAGTACCGGGCGGCGGGTTACTCGTCAGCGCTTGCTGCAGCGCAAGCCGAGAAAAATCGGGAATTGCAAGCGGCGACCACCGCCGGGGCGCCCGGAACCACCGCGCAGACTCTCGGACTCACCGACGTCACCG